CGTATGGCTTCAGCTTAACGTGGTCCATTGCTTCCAAGGGTTGTGCGGTGCGTGGTCTCGCTTCACGCGGTATTCGATGGGCTGGATAAGCTCCGGGTGCGCCTTCGCGTGGTCATTGCGGAGCAGGAAGGCGTTGATGCCAGCATGCAGGTAGGCCAGCGTGTAGCCATATTGCTTGCCCAGCCTTTCAGCGGCGGCCAGGCTCATGCCGTAGTAGGTCGTGCCGTCCCAAACGTGCGCCTCGTTGTACGGCATCACCACGGCCTCGTCGCGTTGGAAGATGGGGTTGATCTCGCAGACGATCAGGGCGGGGAAGTGATTGATGGTAGCCAGTATACGATGAAGCACATGATGGTCGTTCCCGTCAATGTCGATGTTCAAGAAGTCGCATCCTATCACGAGGGGATCAGTAAGCGTGATCCATTGCTTCACCACATCCTTCGCCCCCTTCGGATCCCCGTCGTACAGGTCGCCCGTCCATCCCCTATCAAGCAGGGCGCGCGTGTTGCTCATGGTCCTGCCATCGCCAGCGCCAAGGTCCACGAGGTGCCCGGTCTTCAGGCCGATGGTGTCGAGGTAGTGCAGGATGTGGGCCTGCTCGCCGTTCTGGGAGTAGTCAATAACAATCTCGCTCATATCGACAGTGCGAACGAAGCGTCCTTGGTCGTACAATTCAACAAGAGTATGTCGTCGGTTGCCGGTTGTGAATGTATCACCGCGCCATGAAACGCGCACACCAGCGTTCAAAGTATCCTCGTTCAAAGCCATGTAATCATCTGTTTAACCCGCTCATTCCAGCGGTGGTTCTTCAATGTGTGCTGCGCGCTCAACTGCCCGATCATGACGCTCTCCGTAGGATGCGCCAAGGCGTGCGCCACCGCCCTCACCATGTCCCCGATCGACCGGACGGCCACCGCGTCAGGGTGCTCCGTCTCAATGCCATCGTAATGCTGATTGACCACCGCGCACCCGCAGGCCGTTGCCCGAAGGATGCGGTCGGATGCGAAGCCGGGGCGGTGGAAGTGGTCCCACCCAACGGCAACCAATGCGGACCTTAGAACAGGCACGCTCAACGCTTCGTGAAGGTACCCGCCAAGGTTGCGCTCAGGCACCACGCCCTCCCAGCTCATGCCATAGACCTTGAACTCATCGGGGAATGCTTCGGCCAATGCCGCCACCATAGCCCGCCTGGATTCGCTCTCGGCGTACTTGTACCCGCCGTAGTTGTTGCCAAGGAAGACCACCCCGCTGCGCTCATCGGCGCCGTCCGTGTTGAAGATGCGCTCGTCGTAACCGATCTGAAGGAACTCGCTGCGATGGCCCGCCGCGCGCACTGCCTCCACGTCCGTCCAATTCGTGAAGCTGGTCACATCGAAATGCGGAGCCAGGTCCATGTACCAATCCGGCAGCGGGTGCCGCACATCGCCCGTCCAATTGATGCTGAAGCACCCGATGGACCGGAGCGCCTTGGGCAACGCTGGGCTGATAATCCCCGGCGCTTGGAATTGGCAGAAGGCAAGGTCGGGGCGGAAGTGCATCGCCTCGCGTATCACCAGCGGCTCGATATGGTGCTTGCGCTTGCTATGGCGCCGCCAGTCCACTACGCGCACCTCGTGGCCCTCTTCATTGAAGGCGCGCTCGATGCAATGCGTGAGCGGGTGGTAGATTATCGGGAGCAGGACTTTCAAAGGTGCGTGGGCTTCACGAGGTGGTACGGAGGCGGGATGCGCTCAATCTTCTCCCCCCAGCGCGCCTTGCTATCGGGGTCGGAAAGATATGATCGCCATTGCACATTGTGGAGGTGGTAGGCGCGAATGGTCAGCGATGGGTTGAGCACGATGTATCCCGCTTCTTTCATCAGCCATGCGAGCCGGTTGTCGCATCCTGGCACCCCCATCGTGAAGGGCGCGTCAATGCCGGTTGGCTTGCCAAGGAACACCCACGCGTCTTGGCTGTCGGCGTGGTCGTAAAGGTTCACGGTGCCGTCCGCGTGGACATTCCAGCGGGACAGGGCGAAGGTGGTCAATGGCCGGATGCCGTTGAGAATGTGAGCGATGCCGTCGAGGTCAAAGTAGATGTCGCTGTTGGCGATGACGTTCACCGAATCTTCGCGGCAGGCATCGAATATCTCGCTGAACGTGGGCTTGCCGTGCATCACGGTTCGCTCAGTGAACAGCGCATCATTGATGCCCCAGCACGTCGATAGCTCTTCCCATCGCTCAGGCGGGCCGAACAGCTCACGCGGCTGGATCAGGTGGATGTTCATCGCTTCGCCTCCTTAGCCCGCATGATGTCATCGCGGCGCTCCTGAGATACCATGCATTGCCTGCCGATATTGAGCGCCCGCATCCATTGGATCTCGGTGAGGCGCTGCGGCGGGTAGGCCGTTGATCGTGTTGCTGGTCTGGTCATGGGTCGGGCGTTGTTGTTTGCTGTCGTTTGTTTTTCGGAGTTGCGTATATCGTATGTTGTGCCCAATGCTAATACAACGCCCGGAGCACGGTCCACCCGAGATTGCTGCCATTTACGCTTACCGATAGCGATGTCGTTCCTCGGGTGGATTCGGTCCACGAACGAAGGATCTTCATCACCATGCCGTTCGGCACCTCTATGGTCTTTCCATCGCGCAATGCGTCGCGTGCTCCACCAGCCGAATCCGGCCTGAGAAAAGAGGCACTGGGCACAACTACAGCTTGCCGCAACTGGCCCGCTTCGGTGTCCTCTGACTGCTTATCGTTCGGTTCAGTGTTCATCGGTTCTATCGGTGTTTGTGAGTAGGGCCAGCAGCGTCAAGCAATGTCCGTTAGGCGAACAGCGCATCCATCACCGCTTGCTGATTCTGCGGCACTACGCGCCGGACGTGGCCTGGATTGCTCCGGCACCATTCCCGCACGCGGTAGTCGTCGGCATTCGGGTAGCTGGCTAGGAACTCTTGAACGAACCCGATGGAAACGAGCACGTCTCCGGTATCCATGCGCCCGCGCTGCCCACGCATGGCGGCGCGTCGGGATTCTATGGCGCCTGCGAGCTGCGCGCGAAGGGGCTTGGGTTCGGTCATGGGTTGTGGCTGTTGAACAGCTTGGTTAGGCGGGCGCGGAACTCTGCGCGCAGGTCGTCAATGTCGTGCCAATCCATATCCTCGTCGCTATCTGCAATCGCTTGGATAGCCTCTTCGTGCAGACCCATGACCGTCTCCACGTCCACCTTGGCGGGTGCGATGTAGCCGTTGTCGCGGGCTTGCATCATTCCAGACAGTACACCACGCGCCCATATGTCGGCCTCTCTGCCGGAGCAATGCTCGCGAACATATAGCCTGCGCTCAAGGTCTGCCACGGTCTGCATCATGTCATCCGTCAACACTTTTGGCGCTGCGACCGGGGCGGCGGACTTGGCGGCGTCCCATTGCTCCCACATGGATAGGAACAAGTCCATTTCCCCGCTTCGAGTAAGCTCTAATTTGCCGTGAACAAGATGCCGCGCTATTCGCTGCACAGCGTTTCGCATCCTATCCCCCGCTTCAATCAGCTTGTCCACCGCAGGCTGTGGCGGATGGGTGTAGAGGGCAACGCCGCGATCTCCCCAGATGTTTAGACAGCTTGCGTCAATCACGCCATGCGGGGTGCCGGAAAGCCGCTTTGAGCATTCCAGCGCAAGCTGAGTAGTCCACGCCACGGGGTCAGGCTGTGGCCGGTCCTTCGCGGCTTGCAGGATGGCGAGGGCGTTTTGAACCTTGCCTAAATGCTTGGGGTCATTCAACGCCTCGATCACCTTGGCGGCTTCGTCGTTAGTGAGGTTCATGGCTTGGCGGGTTTAAGGATATTAACCGGAGCGCGGCCTTGGCTGAGCATCCACTTGTCCACGAACAGCGCCGCCTCCCTTTCGGTGGCGAAGCGTTTGTATGTGCCTCGTGTAGTCATGTTCCCGTCAAACTGCGTAGAAATCCTTGGATTCGCCGCCCAAGGATAATCGGCGCAATTTCTTAATCGTGAAGCTACGCGGCGGCCTCCGACTGCCGGTGATTTCTTGCCCTCCGGGTCGTGTATCACGTACTTGTATGCGCTCATGACTTGGTGGTCTTGCGCCGCTCGATGTCCTGAGCGAGCAGGTGGTGCAGGTAATGCGTCAGGTACCCCCGGTGCTCTTTCTCGGCCACCTTCTTCGCCTGCTCATGCATGGCGCGGGTGTAGAACCGGAAGAAGAATGCTGGGCCTTTGGGTTTCTCGTTCTTGCTCATGGTGGGCGAATATAGGTCAAAGATATTGGGAAGCAAATCTAGAACGGCTCATCATTGCGAACCGGCTCTGTCCAGTCCATCGGAGCCTCAACCGTGATGGCGGGCAATGGCTTCGCAACGGGCAGCGCCGACCACGTTGGCGGGTAGAGCCTGCCGACTATCCCATGACGCATCACCGTTGGCACCTCAACGCTCCCCGGTCTGCCGTTCCTGTTCTTCAGCACCTCAACCGTCATGATCTCGGCGCCGACCTCGCGGGCCAGGTGCAGCCGGACGTGGGCGTCCTTCTCGAATTGGCTGGTACCGTGGTCTTCTCCCGCCTTGTTGACGTGGACCACGCATAGAACCGGCACGTTGCATTTTCGCGCCACCGCGCGGATGGATGCGCTGACGGCTTCCAATTCGTTCACGCGATTCGGGTAGAGCTTCTTATCGGCGCTCATCAGTTGCGCGTAGTCCACCACGATCAGGCCCACCCCGTTCTTGACGCGGTGCTCGGCTTTGGCCATGAACTCATCGGTGGTCATGCTGCCGCTGTCATCAATGTCGAGCCTCGAAAGGATGTCGGCATGGCGGCTGGCGGCATCGCCAAGGCGGGCGCGCTCGGCATCGTCGATATGGCCTAACATGGCCGCGTCAATGTCCACCATCGCGAGCTGGCAAAGCGCGCGCATGACCAATTCGGTCGCGGGCATCTCTAGCGACACGAACCACGGGCGCACCTGCTCAATCAAGTTAAGCACGGCGCTGAGCACAAAGGCCGTCTTGCCAACGCCAGCCTCGGCGCGCACCGTCACCATGTTCCCCGGCAGCATCCACACGATGCTATCGAGGCCAGCCATGCCGAGGTAGAGGGGCTTGGGCCGCGTGGCCGTATTGAGCAGGTCGTATGCCATCTGGCCCGCGTTCACGTCCGTCGATTCGTCGGCCATCACCGCGCGGGAAAGGGCTTCGTTGGCCGGCGCGATGAGGGAGAGCGGGTCGTTACCGCCTGCCGTGCCGGTCAGGATGGCGCTGGCGGCATCGCGTAGGACACGGCTGGCGTAGTGCTCCCTCACGATCTCGGCATGGGCCTCAAAGTGGATGGTCTGGGCCACCCGCGTGGTCATCTTGGCTAGGGCCGTGAACACTTCGGGGTCGTAGGTCGCCTGAGCCTTTCGGATCTCGTGGGCCACGGTCACCAGGTCCACGCCCCGGCCATCGCGCCACACGGCAAGGGCTGCGGTGTATGCTTCGCGGGCGGATGGGTCGCCGAAGTGCTCAGGCTTCAGGAATTGCGCGGCGCGTGTCATCAAGCGGTGGTCGCTGAGGATCTGCCCCACGACAAGGCGCTCGGCTTCGGTCGGGATCAGGAACGGGTCAGGCATGGCGCATTGCTTTGGTGACTTCAGCCGGAATCAGCTTCGCGTCGATGAACCCGCCCACCTCGATGCCGTGGCGTTCACGGATGCGGCGAAGCTCCTCCATTGCTTCGGCGCGGGTCATGGGTGCAGGGGCGCCGTTGCCGTTCGTGCGCTTCACGATGGGGCGCTCCCATAGACGGTTGTCCGGGTTTATCCACCCTTCCAGTTGCTTGCGGTATTCGCAGCCTGGGGTGCTGGCAACGTATGCGGGGGCAGCAAGGACCACCGCTGCCCTGTCCTGTTCGCTCAGGCGCTTCCAATAGGCCAGCGCCTTACCCTTGGCCCCGTAACGCTCGAACGTGCACCATAGGTCTTCAAAGGCGGCATCGGTATCGCGCGCGCGTTCCTTTCTTTCCTGAGTATCCTTATCCTTCTCTTTATCCTTAGCCCCTTGCAAGGGGCTTACAAGCCCCTTCTTTTCGCTCTTTTCGTTAGGGTCAATACCAAGGGCTTCGAGCCTGTCAAGCACCGAAGCATGGACCCGGTTCGCCCGGTTGAGGGTGCCGTACTGGAAAGCCACGAAGTCCGGCAGGTACCACTTGCCGCCATCGCCCACCGGCACGACCGCTCCACCCATCTTTTCAAAGACCTTATCAGGGTCGAGCTTCAGGCCCGTGCGAAGCTGGGCAACGTCAAGCTCCACGACCCATACGCCAGCGTGGTCGCATTCGCAGAGCAGGTAGATCCAAAGGGCCTTGTAAGGGGCATCCAAGCCCCTCATGAATGGCTTTCGGAACAGGTCGGTGTCGATGAATCGTTTAGCCATTACGGTAGGTCTTCAGGGTAATCTGGACGCTCCATCCATTGAACAGGAAGGCACCCGCTGCCCCATCCATTGCCTTCGTAATCGTATGGCCATGACCCTAGAACCATATTGTAGTCCTCACCACCTGGCCACCAAAAGCATACTATCACGGGGTCACCTATGTTCGGCTTTTGGTCTTCGCATTTTATCCAATCACTCATGGCTGTAAAAGAGAAACCCCCGCACCTACTCGGACACCGTGCAGGGCGCCTTTCAGTTTGGGGGTATGTGTCGGTCTTCTCATCGTTGCCTGCACACAACGGCCACCTAAGCGGCGGGCCTAATATACGTCATTGCGGGCGGGGGTCGGCATCGTTGCCCGTGTTATTGACGCCGCCCCCTGCCCCCGCAATATCGTTCCTATCCAAGCTCTCCACCATCGCCACGGCGACCGCTGCAACCTGCACCAGCTCAGCCCGTAGCCTTTGCAGGCGCTCCGGGTCGTGAGGGTAGTGCTCGGGGAAGCGGCCCGCGAAGACGTGCTCACACGCCTCTCGTTGGGCCTCGCCGACCTCTTCACCAAGGATCAGGAACCAGTCGGCTATCGGATGGTCCTGAACGCCCCACTTTTGGAGCTGCCTTTTGCGTTCCTGGTGGATCGCAAGCAATACGTCCGGCGCGTAGCTCATTCGGCTTCGGTGTTTTCCAGTTCCGTCAACTCATCGGCGGCAACCTCGTCGAACAACTGCGCTTCACGGTCGCCATCGAAACGGCTGTTCACCGTGGCCAGGTTCCGGATTGCCTGCTTATAGTAGCTGTCCTTCAGTTCGATGCCGATGGCCTTGCGGCCCATGCTCACAGGGCTGTAAACCTCAGAGCCAACACCCATGAACGGGGTGAGCACCGTTTCGCCGGGGTTGCTGTACAGCTCCACGATGCGGTCGATAACGTCAAGCTGCAAGGGGTGAACGTGCTTTTCATCATCTTCTTCGCGCGCGGCTTTATAGCTCAGGGTGTGGTCGTTCCGGATGTCATCCCACACCGCCGATGCGTACCGCTGCCAAATGATGTGCGACAGCTTGTTAGTCCGGTGGTCCTTCCATTCAGCATACTTCGCCAAGATGTGCGCCCAAGGACCATAGCGGCGCTCCATGTCTGGCAGCAACGGCGTGGCCCCAGCATAACGCTTCAGTCCGTGCTCGTGCGTGACCTTGGCCTTGTTCTCCCCGGCGCGCTTGAAAAGCAGTACATAGTCCGGCTGAGCGGTGAAGCATTCGGTACTGTCCTCCACGATGTTCTTATGCATGAGGCTACGCACCATCGTGCGGATGCGGACTTTCAACGGTTCCTTCCAAATCGTGATGCGGTTCACGAACTTGAAACCGTGTTCCTCGTGCATCCGGATGATTTCATGCGGGAAATCATACAGGTAGTTCTTTGTCACGTTGGTGAGCACGTCCTGGCAATGCACCGCAGTTATGCGGCCAGGCTTTGTTACGCGCGCCATTTCTTTGATTAGGAACTCGAACTGCTCATTGAACGCCTCTTTAGTGTCGCAGTTGCTGAAGTCGTTCTCCGAGCTGCTGTAATTGTACAGGCCGCAGAATGGCGGGCTGTAAACGCTCAGGTCAATTGATGCGTCCGGCAATGTCGGAAGCACATACATGCAGTCCGAATTATAGAGCGCGTACTGGTCGGTGATGAGTTGGTCCTTTACCATTTGTCAGGCGTGTTGAGTTTGTTGGATGAATGAAGGAAGGGTGACGGGTTTCTCGAAGGCCGTGCGCGGGTCTTCGTGGTATTCGTTGATCTTGGAATTGAGCCGGTCGAAAAGCTCGTTCATCTTGGCGGACTTGCTGAACAGGCCATCAATGACGCGCTTCTGGCCATCGCTGTGAACGATGTCAACCGTAACGGGCCGGGTCTGACCAAAGCGCCAGAAGCGCCGGATGGACTGGTAATACTGCTCATAACTGAACGTTGGGAAGAACACGGTATGAGCGCAGTGCTGCCAGTTCAGGCCGAACGCGGTGATCTTGGGCTTGGTGATGAGCCGCTTTATCTGTCCCGACGCGAAGGCAAGCAATAGCTCTTCCTTCTTATCGAGGTCCATTGACCCGCTGATTTGCTTTGCTTCCTTGTCCATGTCTTCCAAAAGGTCGCCCTCCTGGTTGAAGTTGCACCAGTATACCGATGTATCATGGCGCTGCACAAGCTCAACGGCTTTCTCGCACCGGCCTACGTGCGTCATCTTCTGCTCCTGCCGTACTTCACTCATGGACTTCGCCACGATGTTGAACATGAGCGCCTGCCCATTGATGACCCAGTTCTCTTCATTGCGCACCGCGTGAAGTCGCGTGGTCATTTCAGGCAGGATGTGGCGCGTATCATCGAATCCGTGATCACTTGGCTTTCGCATTGAAATAGACCAGCCTGAAACCCATCGAAAGAAAGCGTCGATCGCGTGGGGCTTCAGGTAGAACTTGGTGCCGATGTCATGGGGGCGGATGTTGTTGTCGTTGTTCGCAAAGAACTTACCCAGCATGTCCATGTATCCCATGTAGCCCAACGCCTCCGCACTCGTTCCAAGTTCGATGAAGTCGTTGGGCGAAGGCGTGGCCGTGAACAGGTAGCGGTACTTCACCCGTCGCATGAACTGCGTCACGTTTGCTTTGATGGCCCCGTCGAAGTTCTTCAGGATGGAACTCTCGTCGAGTATCACCGCGCCGAAGTCGTCCGCATTGAACTTGTCGAGCCGCTCGTAATTGCAGACCACTATCTTACAAGTGTGCCTTCCGTCCTTGCTGTATTCGATGTCGTCGATCCCGAACTTCGCCGCCTCTTTGATGAACTGAAAAGCCACGGCAAGCGGGGTAAGGATCAGCACCGGCTTGCCCGTATGGCGATGGTAGTTCACCGCCGTTGTCAGCTCTATAATGGTCTTGCCCAGGCCCGTGTCAAGGAACTCGGCACACCGGCCTTTGCGGATGCCGTATTCGCACACGTAACGTTGGAAGTCGAATAGCCCATCTGGCATCCATGTCGGCTCTATGCCGTGGTTCGCGGGCTTGTGCCGCTTGGCGTCTAGGAAGTCGTCGTAGTTCATGTAAAAAGGTCCGCCCCTACGTTCACCATCGGCGAGAGTGAGGCTCGCGTCAGGCGCCCGTAGGGGCGGGTTGTTTTGGTTCGTGGTCTTCATCGCTGCCTCACTCAGCGGGCCTAAGTCCGGCCCAAATATAGTACATATCCCCAATATATCAACGGTGGTTGATCTTGTATGCCTCAGCGCAAGCCCTGCACACGTCCCGGTGGTGCGTGTACGCCCTGAACTTCGCACCGTGCAGACCTATCCGCACCGCGCCCCTCGGCATCCCGCACACCGACTTCACGATCATGGTGCCCTTGACCTTCACCGGCGTCACCCAATGGATAGCACTCAGCACCGCCTTCACCGCCTTCTCCTTCGCCACCTTGCCAATGATAGGCGCCGCCACGGGCTTCGGTTCGGTCTTGCCGGGCCTGTCATCAAACGCGCCCAGCTTCATTCTGAGCGTGGCCCCCGTCCGGTGCGTGTACTGCCCCGGCTCAAACGCATACTGCTGGACGGTGCCGCTCTTGCCGCTGCGCTCGATGGCCGCTACCTCATCCTCGTCCATCGTCACCAGGTCGCCAGCGGCATCGGTGAAGGTGTAGCGGGCGCCGCGCGCTGACGCGATGAAATGCTCTATCTCGATTCTCATGGCTTTGGCGTTATGCCGCGCTCGGCGGCAAGTTGCAGGGCATTGTACCAAAAGACCCCACAGTCATCTGAACAGTCGAGGTGATCGGTAGCGCCTATCTCGGTGGACTTTCGCATGGCATCCACTAGCGTTTGCACAATCTCCATCCACTTTGCGCGGTCAGCTTCGTAATGGTCGCGGATAACGCGCCACGAACTTTCATCCACGCTGCAAATCAATGATATTGCCTTGTCGTCGCTCAATAGCGGTTCTCTCTTGTTGCTCATGGCTCAGTTGGCATTAGGTGTGCTTGGATGCTGCGCTGCCATCTTGCCGACCTTCGGGTTGCGCGGCCGGAAGACCCGCACCCGTGGCTTGTATTCCCGTGGCACGGGGCGGCGCATCGGCCTGCCTCCGGTGATCCAGCACTCGAACTCGTAAGGATTGAAAAAGTCGCTCATGGTTTGGCGTATTTAGCGAGGATTGCGCGGTATGGAGCTAATGCTCTGTCTGCGTTGTCTGCAATCTTCTGAGGCTCTGATGTCCACTTTGCTGCACTCTCCGTTGCGTGCATGCCGATGATCTTCATCGCGTCTTCCAGCGCCTCCCTCAACTCATCGCGCTCATCTGCGATGGGCTGGGCTACTTCGCGGATGGCGTCTGCGTAACCTATGCGGCGAATGTGCGCCTGTGGCCAACGCCTCGCGGCCAGTTCATCGGCGTTCAGTTTAGTGCTCATTGTTTAGGTTGTTTTGGTTTGCGTCTATTCTGCGGATATTCCCGCACATTCGCGGATATGGCTAGAGCGCCATGCCCGTCTGTTCTCCCGGCTCAGGCAGCACGATACCCGCCTCGGCCCAATACTGGATCACGCGGTCAATCGTCACCATCGCCTCTTCCTTGTCCAGTTCCCGTGTCGGCTTCACCACCTGGACGGTCGCCCCCTTCACGGTCAGTTCGTCGGTGGGATAGCACCCTTGGGCCTTGCACCATTCCTTGACCCGC